ACTACCTATCCAGTGACCAAGTTGATGACAGCCTACCAGCTACCCTTCCTAGTCTAGGCACTACTGCTACAGTCTGGAACTCTCTAGGCATTGGCATTAACTCTAGCCCTGTTCAAACTGTTGGTGCTGGTGCCTTTGAAACTCTGCGTGGTGCTAAGACCTATGCTGTGGGTGCCATTAACCGTGGTCTAGAGCAGATTGAAAATCACACTCTTATGACTCAACTAGAAGACCAAAGAGCAGTGAACCCTACTGGCTTTACCTCTTTGCATCCTTTACTAGTGTCTCGGGCTACTACCGCTTGGGCACAAGGTCTCTCTGGTAACCTTTATGCTTTTGGCCCTAACCAAAGGCGTTTGACTAGTGCTGGCTTGACTCTTATGGGAGCTGCTACTAGGTTGCATGGTGAGGCACCTACAAATGGGGCTACGTCTGGTGCTCCTACGTTGACGACACTGCCCGTAGAGGGTCTGTTTACTCCAATGCGAGTTGCTTCTAATGGCGCTGATAGCGCGGCCAGGGTCACGCAAACATTTTCGGTCAACAACGCAGTGCCAATTTATCTTCGGGTTAGACTTAAAGAGGGAACTTCTGCGCGCACACGCATAATTGTGCAAAATAACACCGCCTCAACGGTAAGTGTTGTTCGCGGAGAGTTTGCCGCTCCAAGTGTGGTTAATGAAAGTGCTGGCACAATCACATCGTTAGTCAACAGGTTGCTTCCGGGCGGAGAGCGGGAGTTTACATTCACGTTTACCCCAAACTCGGCATCGTCAAGCGTAAATCTTGTAGCTGGTCCCGACAGCGCCACCTCCGGCGAGACAATCGACATCATTGGTATGCAGGCCACTTCTCAATTTAGCGAGTGGATTATGGGCGGTACTGGAACGGTAGCCGTAGCAGCTGACATTACAACGCTCGACTTAACTGGTGTGGACTTGTCAGAAGGGTTCATGCTGCGCTTAGATGGAACGGTATTAGCAACGCCGCGTATCCTCTCTGATAGGTTTTATCAGGCGGATACTGGGACAAACAACACCCGAGCGTTGACCTTTATTGTTTCGGTTTCGGGTACAATTTCTATTGAGCAATTCTCCGCAGGAGCCGGGCAAGGCGGCATCAATCTTAATGGTGCGCTGTCTCCACCTTCGGTTTTTTCGCTTGTCGGCGCGCATGGAGTTAACTACACTGGGGGTGCTTGGAACGGGGTGGTAGCAACGCCTGATAATATAGCGGAGTACGTGGTTCCTACAACCCTGCGCATTGGTTCTGCCTTGGGGGCGGTTAATAACTTACCCCTCACCCTCACACACCTCACCCTATTCCCCGAAACCCCCACCACAGCTAGAGTCACGGCGGTATCAGCAACATGATCTATCTTTTTCCCTACGATACCGTAGAAGAACGTAACCTTGCTTGGCCACTTTCTAACGACGTAGAAGAGACTCCACCAGCTGAGATTTACAGCTCAAGAGGTTTTAGCGTAGTCCAAGGTAGAGTAATCTTTGCCTTGGCTACCTACGACGAGGAACTTGGTGAGGTTATCTCTCCAGAGGTTGCTAGTACGGACTTTTGGCTAGCTGTACTAGAAAACAAGTCGGAGCGAGAAGAAGAACTCTGGGAAGACCCCACTTGTCAAATTGAGCTTAGTGTCTTTGAAGGTACTCTGACTGTCACAGCCTCTAAAACGGAACTTACACCAGAACAAGCAGGGGCTACCTTTCAACCAATGCTTGCTGGACTACTACAGTAAAAGGAAACTAACTTAATGTCTTTAAACATAACCCTTCACGAGGGCCAGTCTGAGGTTGTACAGGACCTCTTTATAGATAAAGCCTGCCGTTGGAGTGTTGTGAATGCCTCTCGTGGTTATGGTAAGTCTTACCTAGCAGCTACTACAGCTATGATTGCTGCTCAGGAGCTAATGCAAATGTCTCCTGACGTGCCTAATAAGAACGTAGCTATTATTGCTCCTACCTACCAGCAGGTTACAGACATTTACTACCCCTTGCTTGCCTACCAGCTAGGTCTAGAAGACTTTGCTATTAAGTCCACTAGGGCAGGGGGTACCTTCTGGCTCCCTAACAACACTGTTCTCAAACTCTGGTCTTATGAAGCCTCTGAAAGAATGCGTGGTAGTGGTCAGTACTTTGTTGTTGCTGACGAGGTGTGCTCTTGGAAGGGTGCTGGCTTGACCCTAAAAGAGTCTTGGGAAAGCATTATACAACCTTGTATTACTACTCGTTGGTCTCCTGCCAATGCTAAACGTTGGGGTGCCCCTTCACCGGGTCGTGCCTTGATTATTTCTACTCCACTAGGTTATAACTACTTCCATGAAATGTTTAACCGTGGTGAGATAGATAAGGATTGGAGGTCCTACCACTACACCTACCGAGACAGTCCTTACTTGGACGTAGAAGAAATTGAAAGAGCAAAGCTTACTCTGGACCCCCTTAAGTTTGCTAGGGAGTATGAGGCTAGTTTTGAAGACTCTGGTAATAACGTCTTTTATTCTTTTAAGCGTAAACTTCACATTGCTGATGACTTGCCTGACTTTGAGGCTAAAGAAACTGTTCACGTAGCCCTAGACTTTAACGTTGGTACTATGGCTGCTTCTATTGGTGCTAGGCGTGGTAATCAGACTCACTGGTTGTATGAACTAGTAGGGCACTCTGACACGTACTCTGTAGCAAGTCTTCTCAAAGAACGCTACCTAGATAAGGGTCACAAGGTTATTGTCTATCCGGACCCTAGTGGTAAGGCTAGGAAAACTTCCGCTGCTGTTGGTGTTACCGACTTTAGCATACTTAAGTCTTATGGCTTGCAACTACTGGTTAAGACTAAGGCACCACCTATTGTAGACTCTGTTAACGCCGTTAATAGCCAACTACAAAACGCTCGTGGTGACATTAACATGTACTTTCATCCTCGTATTGTAAACACTATCCGTTCTATGGAGAGAACTACTTGGTTAGAGAATAACCCTGACTCTGCTCAGATCGATAAAAAAGAGGGTGTAGAGCACTGGTCAGATGGTATTCGTTACTACACTGACTTTGTAAACCCTGTTATACACTCTTCAACTAGGCCCGTACAAGGGTTCAACTTCTAATACAAGGAGACTAAAATGTCTATGATGGGAAAACTTAAAGCAAAAGCTAAAGGTGCTTTGGCTACTGTTAAAAAAAAAGCTAAAGGTGCTGTGGCTGCTGTTAAAAAGGCAACAAACTCCACTGCACAACTCCGTGCTAAAGTTGCTGTTAAAGGGGCCGTAAGTAAGGTCACTAAGAGTGTACCTGCCTCTATTGCAAAAACAGCTGTTAAGGCTGGCTTTAAGGCTGGTAAGACTGCAGGTTCTGGACGCCCAGATCGTAAAAAGGGTAATCTTGACACTATGACTAAAGCCTCTAGTAAGACTAAACTTGGTAAGGTAGCTATGGGTGCTGGTGCCGCTGCTGGTAAAGCTGTAGGTTCCGGTCAAAAGCTTGCTGGTAAGGTGAGGACTTCTAACATTGGTCGTAAGATTGGTGGTGCCTTCCGTACTGCAAAGCAAAAGCTGGCCCTTAAAAAGGCACAAATGGCTTCGGCTAGAAAGTAATACTACAAGTTTAGGGGCCAGTAACTTGGCCCTTAACACCAAACCCGTACTGTAACAACTGTAAGGAAACCTTAAGAAAACTAGGTGACGTTAAAGAATAGGGGTGTGAAGACCTCTCCAACAAACTATAAAAAGAGGAGTAAACACTATGCCTTACAAGTGGGAAGGACTAGACATTCTAGCACCCTTAACTATCAAGTCTAATCAAACTATTTGGACTGTAGAAAAGTTAGATAAAAGTATTGATCGTATGTCTAGTCCATCACAGCGTTGGGATATGAACTTTAGTGTTAAGGATAATGAAAATGAAGGAGCAGCTTTTAAAGCTATGACTAGTGGTTTTGCTTCTAAAAGCTTTATGCCCATGCCTAACCTTCTTCGTTCTAAGCACTCTACCTCTAACTTTATTGCTCCTACTTGGGATGCTATTCGTTTAGGAGTGGTTTCTGCTTCTGGTGCAACAACAGTTAGCTTAAAAAACGTTACTGGTGTTGGCCTTGCTTCTGGCGTAAGTGCCTTTATTCAGTTTGTTAATGATACAAAGGTTTATGCCGCTACAACTCAAGCAGTTTTTAATCCGTTTGCTAGTAACGTAGCCTTGAGTATTTTTCCTCCACTAAGAAAAGCAACACCAATTGACACAGTTGTAAGGTTTTATGATCATGTGACCTATCACTACTACCTTAACACTGATAACCTACAAGGCATTACCTACACTGATGGTATTCTTTTTGGTATTGAAAACGTTGCCCTTTGGGAGGCCTTGTAATGAAGACTAATGCTAACGAACTTATCAGTCTCCTAGACGGAACTGATCTTGGTTTCTTTGCTCTTGTAGAGTTCAACTGGAATCAAAACTACTACTACACTGACCTTGGTCGTGATGTTACTTGGAACGGTAACCTTTACCTTGCTAACCCTATGCCAATTGTCAGCATGGAACCCTTAAAGTATTCTAGTATTGTAGACCGTGAAGCCTTTAACCTGCAAATTTCTGCTATCGATCCTGCTATGAGAGCTGAGTTTGATTTTGGAATTGTTAACAGGTCCGTTAAAATTAGAACCGTCTTTACTTCTTTTGGAGCACCTCAACTGGGGTTGTCTCAAACACTACTTCTTTATGAAGGGACTGTAAGTAAAATCAGTGAAGTAATTAGTAATGAAACTCGTATTTTTAACATTGAGTGTACAGCTCCCTTGTCTAACCTAGACGCTACAGGGACTCTCTATACAACTCGTGATGGTATGAAAGTATTTAACGCAAATGACACAAGCTTTGATACTGTCTTTGAGGGTAGTGAAGCGATCAGTCTAAAGTGGGGTAAGGTATAATGATTTTTCCATTTCTAATTGCTGCTTTTGGCTCACTGTTTTCAGCAGCAGTAACTATCTTTTCTATTGTTTCTACTATTGCCAGTGCTATTTACCAACGTAAAAGGCAGAAAAAACTAGAATCAGAACTCGATAAACAAAAAGGCTTTAACCTAGTAACTGAACGTGATCCTATTCACTTGCCGCTAGTTTATGGTACACAAATGGTTGGTGGTGTTAGGTCCTTCCATAAGACTATGAATGTGTTGACTCAAGCTCCTGCGCTTACTAGTCAAGGTTGGAAGAGTTTTCGTTACGGCTTAATTGACCCAAACATAGCTTATACTGGTACTGAAATTGACAGGCTCAGGAATGAGTTTCTTAACGGACTAAGGGGTACCTCAAGACGCAACAGGGATGGTGACGTTGAAATTGGTAATCCTGTTTTTGTCCCACCCACGGCACCAAGTAACGTAAGTAGCGTCAGTAAAAACCAATGGTACATCACGCAACAAGCTCTTTGCTTTGCTGGTATTGATGACATTATTGATATTGAGGTAAATAGTCAAAGTTGGAATCGTGGTAAGTTTCAACACATTCTAGAGTGCCACAGAAACGGTGGTATTGCTAACCCTACTGCTACGGCTTCCGGAGTTCCAGCAACCAACCTCTTCACTAACATTGCTTGGATTAACGCTGTTTACTTTTTGAACCGTGATGAGCCTAACTACCAAGGTACACCTAGCCTTAATGCTTTTATTAAAGGTCAGAGGCTTTGGAACATTACTAATAATAATTCTGTTTTTGCACTAGGTACAAAGTCTTACTCTAATAACAACTCTCTTGTTCTCTTAGATTACTTACTCCGGCCCTCTGAACTTGGTGGTCTTGGTCTTGGTAATCTTTCAGCGTCAGTTTGGCTTGCTGGTATTGTAAAACCCAACACAGACAAAGTTTGGCTTAAGTTTTTTTGGGAAGCTGCTCAACTTTGTGATACTGTAGTAGAAACCCTTCCTAAAGTTCGTGGCCGAGTTAACGGTGTACCCGATATTGACAATCGTGTTATTGCTCTTTCTGATCGTGAAGACGGTAAAGAAATTGGTGAAACAGTTTATGTAGAGGCTACAGATCAAGTTTTTGATTGGGTTCCTGTAAGTGGAACAAATCAGTGGGTGCTTAAAACTGCCTCTCGAGTTGTTAAGCTTTATGAGTGTAACATTACACTAGATACGCAACGTACTTTTCGAGACAACATTGAGCTTATTCTTGAAACTATGAGTGATGCTGAACTTGTTTACAGTGAAGGTAAGTACAAGCTTATTCTTAACTACCCAGAAAATAATGCTGCACAAGAACTTCTGCTCGTTGACTCTTATACAGACGCTAACATTGTAAACGGTGAAGTTTCTATTTCTTATCCGGGAGCTTCTGACAGGCTAAATCGTGTTGTTGTTAAATTTAATAACGAACAACTAGACTTTGGAACTGACTCAGTAAGTTGGCCGCAGTGGGGTGATGCTAACCATACAAAGCTCCTTGCAGAGGATAATGGTAAGCACTCTAAACAAGAGATTTTTCTACCGGGTTGTTCCATTTCTACCTTGGCTTTAGCTAAAGCTGAAACTATGGTACGTCAGTCAAGACTTTATGTTGGTGACGAACTTATTACTCCTAACTCGGGTTTTTCTCTAAACCAAAAGCTTATTACTCTTAAGCTAGATCGTCGTGCTCTCATTCTAGAAACAGGTGACTTGTTTAAGCTTACAAGTCTTGACGCTGAGATTACTAACGAAGTTTTTAAAGTTGAGACTATTAAGTACACTAAGAAAATGGAAGTAGAGGTTACGGCTTCTCAGTTTAACCACACTAACCTTAAGTACTCAAGTAAAGTTACTACTATACCACGACCTGTTTTTGTCTTTAACGACGTTAAACCACCTATTACAGCGTTTGGTTACGTTCCAAATAGAAGGTTTGGTCAAGGTGAAGAATCTAATGGTTACTTGACTTGGGCTCCGCCTATTAACCAAGCTGTTAAAAACTACTACTTGTACTACTCTGACAGTCTTGGTAATATTTTCCCTCTTGGTGTAACTACTGAAGAGTACTTTGACTTACCAGCCACCTTTTTGGCTGCACAGTCTTACTTTTTTATTATTAAGTATGAAATAAGCAGTGGTGCTATGTTTCCGGGTTCAACTGTAATTGTAAACAACTTAATTAGCTTGTTGCCCGCCGCTAACTTAACAGCTTTGTCTGGTATAAACAGTGTTCTTCTTAGGTGGACTAATGAAAAACCTCAACTTGTTTTAAGATATGAAATCTTTAGAGGGTTAACTAGTAACAGGTCTCTGGCTACAAGACTAGCCTTGACTACTGATCTTAATTTTACAGTTTCACCTCTTAGTACTTCTAACCATTATTTTTGGGTTGATGCTATTAGTAAAGATGGTTCTGTTGCAGTAATGTCAGTACCTCTTCTTGTTCAAGCTTCTGAACTAGGTATAAAGAGTATTGATATAGCAGAAATAGTTAACCTGACTAGCTTTGCCGCTGGAATTCGCCCGGTAGAGGTTCTAGGTGCTTTGCCGGGAATACCTCACGTTGCAGGACGACAAGTGTTCTTGACTACCGACAACAAACTATATCGCAACACTGGTACAGGTTGGACGCGGGCGGTGGACGGCGGCGACCTCGTCGCGAACAGCATCGTAACTGGCAGTATCGCAGCGGGCGCAGTTAACACTTCACAGCTTGCTGCAAATGCTGTTATTGCTTCAAAGATTGCTGTAACTAGCATTGAAAACCTTTGGCCTGATGGTAGTTTTGGAAACCAAGATACTGAACTCTTTACAGTTACCGGAACTGGAGCAACTTCAGCTTTTCCTTATAATTTAAGCCGAACAGGGGGTAACAGTTTAGGTCTAGTCCGACCTGCTGGGCAGCATAACGTTACAACTTTAAAAACCGAGTATTATGCTCCGGTAAGAGGAGGTCACACCTACTGGGCAGAAACAGAAGTTGTTGCGAATGCTAGCGGCGGTATTAGCGCCGGGTTTTATTTTAGGGTAAACTGGTGGGACGTAAATAAGGTTTTTATTTCACAGGTTGACATAGCTAATGACGTGGCTGTTCCTAACGATTGGGTAAGCTTTTCTAGACAATTAGTAGCCCCCTCAACTGCAAATTTTGCTAGTTGGCAACTCTTCAACTGGGATACTAACACTACAGCAGTAAGTTTATTTGTTGACCGTGTTGTGCTGCGAAAAGCAAACGCAGCAGAACTGACTGTGGATGGAACAATTACTGGTAACTTGGTAGCGGCTGCAACTCTTACTGGTAACAACATAGTTGCAGGTTCTATAAACACTCGAACACTTAACATTGATGAAAAGCTTACTATTAATGAAACGGACGCCGGGTTTGTTATGGGTAAAGCTAGTTCAGCGGACTTTGCTGCTGATGGAATGTTTATGGGAAGAACTCTGGCCGCTGCTGGTGGTCCGGGTTTTGGCTTCTTGATGGGCAGAACAACTGCCGCAGGCAAAAAAGAGTATATTCAACACACAACAGACACGGGATTAGTTATTGTAAATGCGCAGTATGCTCTTGCATTGGACGTTTCTCCGGCAACGCAAACTCTTACAACCTCGCAGACTTTCGTGCTTGCTGCTGGCGTAAAGACTATCTCATTCACAGCGTTGGGTGGGGGTGCTTCTCCAATTAATGCAGGCGGACTAACTCGGGTTCGACTGTTTTCTGGAGCCACCGATACCGGCGTTTCGTGGTCTTCAGCAGGTGGTCTTGCAGGAGGTTCTCCAAACGGACGCAACGGGCAAAGTTCTTTGCTTGGGACCGGGGGCGCGGGTGGATCTATATATTGGGTCGGGGGTTCTAACAATGGATATCAAGTTATAGAACCCCCGACACCGGGGACTGGTTTTGGCGCTGGTGGTGGATCAGATCGGGACTCTCCTGTTTCTGGTGGACGCGCAGCTACGGCAACTACAGTCAACCTCTACGATGTGAGTGCTGTAGTTAACCCCCGACTGGTGATCACTATTGGCGCGGCAGGAACAGGAGTGGCGGCGGGTTCTCCGGGCGTTGTTCAAGTGCAGCAAAGCCTTGCCACTTTGGTTCCTGCCGGAGTTATTCCACTTTACCCTACAGCTGTTGGTTCTTTTACTAAGGCAGCTAACGCTACGGGAACAACAGTGTTTCCTGACCTTGGGGTAGGTATGTGGGTGCTAACGGAAACTGGTGGAAACGAACTACGCATTGGTCGTGTTGTAATAGACGAGTTTACAAATTGGATAGACGTTATTCAGGCTCGCTCTGTTACCTTTATTGCTAACAGGAGGCCAGAAATAACTGTTGGAGACGGCAATGCCCGTACAATCCGCTATTTCTTTTACAGAATGAAGGTGTAATTATGTATGTGTTTTATGAACCCTTAACTGGAGCTATTTCTTACACAGCCACGGGTACTGACGAACTTGTAGAAGGCCGAGAAAACTGGATCGAGGTTCCTAATCAAGAGCTTGGCGATCTGTCCGCGTGGAGTGTAGTTGAGGACGTCTTGGTACAGGACAATGCCGTAGAGTTGCAATCTCAACGAAGGGGTATGTTCTGCACCCGCATGCAGGGCATCCTTGCCCTAGGTCCAGAACGTTGGGCTGCAGTAATGGAGTACCACGACACAGCTACTTGGGCCGAACGTGTAGTAATTGATAGTGCTTCTGACTGGCTTCGACTAAGTCAAAACATTGCTTTCTTTTCCTACTTGCTCAACCTTACTGATACAGAAGTAGATGAACTTTTTACAATAGCAGCGGGGATTGAAGCATGAAAAGACTTCCCCGCTTCTTTTACATTTTCTACAAACTATTTCAAAGTTTGATGTCTAGTATTTCAAGGTTTAGTAACGCAGCTTTCCTTAATGGTTCTACACATCAAACTATCTCAGCTAGAGCCTTTATTGAAAGCTCATCAAGCCCTAAGTGGAAAAAGAGACAAAACTTTATTGATGCTATGTTTTTCTTTCAACAAAAACATTGTCAGTGGGCTTGGGAAACCGAAGTAGAAAACGCTCGAAGAACTCTTCAACAGAACGATGTAAAGATAATAGTATACAACCTAAGTAAAGGATTTAAAGATGAGTAATAAACTTAAAAAGAAGGATACAGGGTTTCTACTCAGTAACCGTTCTATTCTTAACTTAAAAGGGGTACACCCTGACCTTGTTAAAGTAGTTGAATTGGCCCTTACAAAGTATTCACAAGAAGACTTTCTTGTTGTGCAAGGTCTCCGTACTCTAGCAGAACAAAGGCGTTTTGTAGCTAGGGGCGCTTCAAAGACTATGGCTAGTCGACACCTTAATGGAAATGCTGTTGATCTTGCTTGGTGGAAGAATGGTAATGTTTCTTGGAACACTGACAATCTTAAAGCTTTCTACAGTATGGACCACTCTGTTGACTACTCAGGTTATCAAGCTATTGGTGTAGCCATGCTACAAGCAGGTAAAGACCTAGGCGTACCTATTCGTTGGGGCGCTGATTGGGATGGTGATGGTCAACACACAGACCATACTTTCCTTGACTGGGTTCACTTTGAGCTACCTAAAGGGAGTCTTTATCCTTAAACTAAGGAAAAACAATGGACAAAGTAATAAAAAGAAAGATACTTCCGCCTACTATGGAAGTAATGCCACCTAAGGGTTTAAGGCAAAAGACTTATAAAAGAGAGCTTTCTTTTATTATTTTTGCTGTTTGCCTTGGTTGGTACATGTGGTCAGGTTCTATACCTTTTCTTGAAGTAACTTTTATACCTACTCTATTTCTTGTTGCTTCAGCTTTCGGTCTACAAGAGTTTTCTACTAACATGAAAGGTTTTTGGGGCAGAAAAGAAACTAACTATGAAGAACCTGATTATGAAGAGACAACAACTATTGAACAAATAAGGAGTACTAAACCATGAAAAAGCTTTTTGTAGCTTTACTTTTAATTGTGACTCTTACTTCTTGTTCAAAAGTAGGTGGTGTTGTAGCTAAGGCTGCTCTTGGTGGTATTGGACTTCCAACAGCAGCCTCGGCACAAGTAGGTAAGACTAACACTCAAACTATAGGAACCTCAGAAAATGTTGACTTTGTAGTAAAAGACGTTACAAACAGCACTATCAGACCTGTTATGAGACCTACGGGTATTACCACTACGGACAAGGTAGAAACAATAAATCAGATAAATAACAACGTACCTTTCTGGTTTATTGTCGCTTTTATCCTGTGGAGTATCTTTCTTTGGGAACTTCCTAGGTTCAGTACTATAGTAGAGTACTTCAAAAAAGGTAAACAAAAACAACAATATAATTAGGGTGCGTTAAAGAATAGAGCCTACCACAAAGTAGGTAACGTTAAAGAATAAAGAGGTCTTTCCTCATCAAAGTTAACTCATTAGTAGGAGGATGACCTAGTGTCAGAAATTAAAGTTTCTAGTGTAGCAGTGAAGAAAAACGTGGGTACTCCTTCTGATGAGTATGAGTCGATGTTGAATCTTTGGGCAAAGTGTCGTTCTGTTATTAGAGGACAAGATGCTTGTAAAGCTCATGATGAGTATGTAAATGACTATGATGACAAAGGTGTTTCTAAGAACTTGCTACTCCCTTTCTCACCTTCTATGTCTCAAAACCAGTATGACTTTTTCAAAGCTGAAGCTGAACTACCAAACATTACATCACAGTATGCAAAGTCTATGGTTGGTGCTTTGCTCAGAAAAGATGCAAGCTTGGTAATTACTGACAGGCTTGGTGAAAAGTTCCAAAAAGACGTAAATGACTGGTTGAGGTACGAACTTACAGCAGACAATCGCTCTATGTTTCACTTCCTTGATAACGCTCTTTGGGAAGAAATTCAAACAGGTTACTGTTGGATCTATGCTGATCTTCCCAGTGTAAACGAAACAGAATATGAAGTTATGACAGAAGAACAAAAGAAAACTGTTAAACCTTACCCTGTTACTTTGACAGCTGAACAAGTTATTAACGTAATCTATGGTAAGCACCCTATTACAAAAGCTCCAGCTATGTTGCGCTTTATTACTAGGTACTTCACTAATGTTTTTTCTGAAGAAAACCCTTGGCACCCTGAGCGTGTTGACACAGTAAGAGATCACTTCCTAGATAATGAAGGTAAGCTTGTAGTAAAAGAGTATCACTCTAAAAAGCAAACCGTAGACATTTCTATCAAGGGTGGTCAAGTTTTTAATGAGGAGTTGACTGACAGTTCCTTTGGTAAAGAGGCTTATTCTTTTATTTTGGAAAAAGAGTTTAAACCAACTCGCTTTGGCGAAAGGCTTAATACTATTCCTGCTTGGCCACTTGATGGTGAGTATGAACTAGAAGACCCTCTCTTGCTTAACTTTGTTAACAGGGAGATTGGACTTTATAACAAGGTATCTCGAAGAAATCACTTAATGTATGGAGCCGCTACTTACACACCTATTATTACAGGTGTTGAAGATGAAGACAAACAGTTGGAAATTGTCAGGTCTGGTCTTGGTAGTTGGATTTTTCTTGATACAGGTGCAACAGCCGAAACACTAGCCCCACCAACAGAAGCACTAGCTGACATGCAAACAGCTATTGAAGCTACTATTAGTGAAATGGCCCGCCTAGGTATCCGTATGCTTTCCCCTGAAACTGTGCAGTCTGGTACAGCACTAGAGGTGAGAAGCAACGTACAAACTGCCTTGCTAGGGACACTTAACATGAAAGTTTCTACAACACTACGTAGTGTTTTTACTTTCTTGATTAACTGGCGCTACGATACAGACCTGACAACTAACGAAGTTGAGTTTAACATGTCTAGTGATTTTAGTCCTCAAAGCCAAGGTGAAGAGGCTATGCGTCTTATTGGAGAATGGTACCAAAGTGGTCTTATACCTCGTTCAATCTTTATTGAAGCAGCTAAGAGTAATGACTACATTCCTGCCGACTATAACGATAAGTCTGGTGTAGAAGAACTAGAAAAAGATCCAGTTAGGCAAATGGCAATGGAAAGTCAGTCACCTACTATACAAGAATAATTAGGACCAAACTGGTCCCTTTTCCCCTTTAGCTCAGTTTGGTAGAGCACTTGCCTTGTAAGCATGAGGTCGTTGGTTCGAGGCCAACAGGGGGAACCAATAACTTACCAGTCAGGAGGCTGCTAGTTCTATGGAAATAAATCAAGAACTCTTTGATAGTACAATTGATCACGCTGTGGACGTTAAGCTTTTTGAAGAGAGTGTTCAGGTAGGTAATAACCGTATTATTAGGCGTCATAAAGAAAAACTTTTGGCTATAGTTAAGGCAGACCTTGCTGGTCCATTGGTAGATAAGAAAAAATCTTTTAACAGTTTAAAAGCTGAACAGTCTAGGTTTGCCACAGAACTATTTTCTTGGCAAAAGACAAACATGACAGAACTTTCTACGGCTGAACTAGACTTCTCAAGCAACCTTCTTAACAAGAGTGCTAGAGGGTTTTATGAAGTAGAAAGGCCGAAGGTAAGAGAAATTCTTTCTCCGATTACTGGCTCTGTGATGAAAGGAGAAAAAACCTTAAAAGGCAACATTAGTAACATCACTGCTGGTGAGCTTGTTAGAGTACAGACAAAAATTAAGTCTGGTCAGGCAAGAAAACTCACCCCTAATGAAATACTTAAAGAAGTAGACGCCACTACAAGGATTACCTCTTCACAAACTTCCACTATTACTCGTACAGCAATTACTAGTACTCAAAGAGATTCTTTGGTAAGTACCCTAGAGGCTAACGCTTCTCTTGTAAAAGGTTTCATGTTTTCTGCTATTCTAGACACACGTACCTCAAGTATTTGTAGCTTTCATAACGGTAAAGTCTATAGTGTTGATAACAAAAGCTTTATGCCACCACTACACTTTAACTGTCGTTCTACTATGGTTCCTGTACTTAGGAGTAAGGAAGAACTACAAGGTAACGTTGAAGACTTGAGAATTAAGCAAGAAGGTCTTTCCAAAGTTTCTGATGGTTTCCTTTCAGGGGTTACTGCCGCTAAAGAAAATCTCAGTGAGTGGTTAAAAAGGCAAAGCTTTCCTACACAAGTGAAAATGCTAGGTGATGAGTTTCGAGTAAAGCTGTTCAGAGAAGGTAAACTTCTAGCTGAAGAGTTTATTACGCCTAAGGGTCTGGCGCTTAGTATAACTGCACTAAGAAAAAGAGCAGCTAGCGCAGTTTCAATTTATAAACCAAGACAGGAACTTAGGGAAGAAACTACAAAACTTTCTGTTTTTAAACCTAGTGAGCTGGTAAATAAGCCAGAAAACAGGGTAAAAGTTCGAGAATTGTTCTTGCTAGACTCTGATGATTACAACAAAACTTACGCCCTGACTGATTTTAAAGGAACTTCTCTACAAGGTAAACAAACTGCTCGCCGAAGAGTTGGCAATGAGTTTGACCCTAGTAATAACAGCTTTGACCCTCTTACTGGTGAAGCTAAGAATAACAACCTTTATGATCCTAACTACACACTGTTTCAAGAACGCCTTGATTTTATGCGAAACTCTAAAACACTAAAAGCTGAACACAAGTCTTTTATTGAAGACGTTGTTAACGGTATTGAAGATAAAGTTTCTATAAACCAACAGACAGTTGCTATTGAAAACCTGAGAGTAGTTATTGAACGTGCTCTAAGTGATGGTCAACCTTGGGATAACCTAGCCTCTGTGCTTCGTGCTGAAAACAGGTTTTCTGTACAAAACGTTTCTCGGCTTCTTGACGTAAGACAGCGCAATGACAATGAGCTTTTTGCAAAGTTTACTGGAAAAGCAGAAGACAGCCTTCAAGTTCAAATTATGGGCAAGTACTACGACTTAGACTCACTGCAGGCTAACAGACTTAAGGACCAGCGTTTTATTGATGACTTTCGTAGAACCACTGGAAAAGAACTGGCAACAGAACTTTACTTGAAAGGTAAGCTTCCGGCTCGTGCCTACTTTAGCAACCTAGCAGGACAGTACCCTACTACAAAAAAAGTTAAAAAGTGGCTTATAGCTAACACTACAGTTGGAAGAGCTTACACAGCCTACAAGAAGTTTGGTGAGCCTAAAGATGACTGGTGGGTAACTCAAGTACAAACCCTTAACGAAAACTACCGTTACATTGTTGACCTAGAGTTTCTGAGAGTAAGTAAAAAACCGTCTTCCGATTTCCTCGATGACAGTGCAATCAACTCTCTCAGCAAGGCAGTAAAACTTGTAGCCTCAGGTCAGATGACAGACTATGACGGTTTGGCCATTGCTATAGGTAAGCAGTTTGCTAAAGACTTTGAAAACATTCTGCCTTTTACAAAACACACTATGAAAGACTATCACAAGGAAGGTTCTAAAATCCTTGAGTTTATGTTGTCAAGTAAGATGATTAGAACAAACTTTCGTGGTAAAGTAAGACGAGGTGTTTATGACGTAGACACAGGTAGGTCTTCTTCTAGTTGGGGTGACACTATCTCAAGAGAAGTAGAAGTGCTAGACAAGAGAATGATAGCTTTGCAAGAAGCTGAACGTAGGACAGTTATTGCTAGACGTCTAGGTATTGTTGAGGAACGTGACAGACTCATTGTAAAAGCCAACAAGAAAACCTACTTTGATGCTAGAGGTAACGACACAGGTATACCTATTATCTCAAGAAACAAAGCTGCTAGTTATGATGCTACTCAAATTGACTCTGACATAGCTAACATGATGAATCATGCTATGGACGTTGAGTATGAGGTTGACCCAGAGTTCTTTAGCTTTATGGATGACCTAGTGCGCTTTCGTGACCCTCGTGGTAACTCTAAGTACTATGATGGTATCAATGAGTTTAGACATGAAGTTCTTGCTCGTGGTGACCAAGGCTACGGTCTTATGACTACAGCTAAGTGGCATGCTCAGAGAGGGAAACCCTTTAAAACAGAAGTCTACCTTGACTCTCGTGGTCGTGTTTATCACCGTGGCTACCTAACACCTACTGGTGGGGAAATGGTAAGGCCCTTTCTAAATGATGCTAGGGCTGTCTCTATGACACCGCAAGCCTTGAGAGAAATACGTATTCAGACTGGCGCTATGATTGGAGAGAGTACAGAAGCCCTTACCCAAACTGGTAGGTTGGAAATCTTTGCTAGAAATGAAAAGTCAATCTTAGAGCTAGGTCAGCTTCTTATGAGCAAAACCCAAAGAGACAGACGCCTTCGTGAGTTCCTTGAACACCCTCTTATTCAAAAACTTGAGGGGCCTGAGGTTCCAAAGTTGGCTAGGCTTTCCCTAGAATATGCTCGTGTACATAAGCACAATAACGGTGACTTTTTAAACAGTAAGTTATTGTCTACCTACAAAACCAAGCTTATGGTTGAAAACGACGCCTCTGCCTCTGGTGCCCAAATCATCGGGCTTAGCACTCGTGACAGAATGATCTCAGAGGCTTCCAACGTTGTTGCTACAACTAAAAAGAACAGGCTCTATGACCTTGTAGCTATGGATACTATTGATGATCCTGAATTTTTGAAAATACCCGCTCTACGTGATGCTAACCTTACTTGGGGAGACCTTGCTAAGGCTGCTAAGTCTCAGAACTTGGTTAGCTTCTATGGTGCTGGTGCTAACACTAAGACAGCTAACGTTGCTAGGGAGTTTGCTAAGGTACTTGAAAAGAAAGGTATTATGGCAATCACAAAAGAAAGCTTAGCTGAACAGCTTAGGATTATTGATACAAAGATAAAGCTTTCAAATAAGATTGGTGCCACAGTAGTAGAAGCTGAACTTAAAAACTTCAGAGAAGAACTGTTGGACCTTGTTAATAAAGATCAAAGTGTTGCTATTAAGTTAATGAAAGAGGCTGAAGAGATTTCGGAAGAAACCGCCGCCTTTGTAGCAAAGCTAATGAACAACCGGGGAGGACTAGTTGGACCAGAAGACTTCAAAAAGATTTCTGAGATCATGTCTAAAAACCTTTCTGCTCGTGCCCCTGTTACAGACAACTTTATTCAGTTCTGGAAACTCGCCGCCAAGTCCTATGTAAAAGATACCAACAGTGTAGATATCCCGTGGATAACTTTCGATGGTAAGCTCATGACACAAAAGTATAGGCCGCAGCTACAAGAAAGAATAGAGTTTAAAGACCCTGTTACAGGTCGTAAGGTTATGAATATCTATCAAATGGAAGCCCAAGATGGGAAGCTACTTGGTAAGGGTTCTATTGCTGATGCCACTATTGGCCTTGGTGTGAACGGTAACCACTCTAACGACGCTAGTATTGTGAGGCAGTTCCACTTGTGGGGTCGTAAAAACAATCTTAGCACTGCAACAATTCACGACGCTTTCTTTACAAACGTTGCGGTAGCTGATAAAGCTATTTCCGCACTTAAAGTAATTTACGCAGACTCTCTTGATAGTAACACTATTAAGGACACACTAAAAGCTATGAGAAAAAAGGGTATGTCACAGAAAACTTATGAAATTCTTCTTAGTGAAGCTAGAAAAGCTGGACTGATTGACGTGAGAAACCCCTTGACTAGAGAAGATATCTTGAAGCCTATACCTGAGGGGATGGACTACTATGGTATTGGACCATAACGTATTCTAGGTAATGTCTGTGACAGAACCTTAACCTTAAAGTAAGTAGTACTTACAAGGAGAACTAAATGCCTAAGACTATTGAAGAAATGGAAAAAGAGTTGGAAAAGCTTCGTGCGCTCGTAGCAATCAAAGAAAAAGAAAACACTGATCCTGAAGACGAAGACGAGGATGAAGAGCTTGAGAAAAAGAAGGCCGAAGAAGCCGCTCTAGAAGCTAAACAAAAGGCAGAAGAGGAAGAGGAAGAAAAACTCAGCCCTGACGTTCGTAAGCTTAAAGCTTCGCTTAACGCTCTTGATAAAAAATATAAAGACGCACTCAAAGAGCAAAAGATCCTTGAAGCCAAGGTTAAAGACTCCGACAAAAAGTCTCGTGATGCAGAAATTGCGGCTCTTAAGAAAGAGGGTAAAGAATCTGAAGCCTTGACAAAACAAGCAGAAGACCTTTCTGCAGAGATTGCTGTACTTCGTGAAGAAAACGTAACTTTGCGTCGGGATCAAGTTTTGGACTCAGCTATTGCTGGCGTAGAGTTTAAGAGTGAACGTAGCCGTAAACTAGCTCGAAAAGACATTCTCGATCAACTGTCGAAAAATGAAGATGGTTCTTGGTCAAGTAAAGATGGTAAGTCTATTGAAGACTTTGCTGCAAATTACTTTGAGGAAGAAGAAAACAGACACTTGTTTCTTAAAGCTAAAATGAACTCCGGTTCAGGTACAGAAACTAAAGTAGCTAATACCAGCACTAATGGTGGTGGAACTGAGTCTATTTTTGACGTACCTCAAGCACAACTTATGAAAAGTATCAAGCGAAAGCTTGGATAATAAAGGAATATAACACATGCCTATTGACACAGCTAACTTTCAAGTTTATCAAGAAATGGTTCGCCAGTACCAGCACGAAGCCTACACTACTTCGCGTAAACTGACCGGAACGGGGGTTGTTGGTAACCGCTCGGACGTAGACGGTAGCGTGGAATCTTACATTGGACAGTTCCGCTGGTACAAGCCGCTGAACCCGGTTATTAACATTGCTTCGGCTACTAACGCGGCTGATGGTCTTCTGACCGAAGTTTCGACCGACATTGCTAAGTACGTCAAGACTGTTCGTACTAACGGTGGTGAGGCTGTGAACGTGGCTGAAGTTATCACTAAGGAAGACGGACTCAAGAAGCTTGGCCGAGACCTTGCTCAGACCCGCTCGGACGACGAAGGTACTGCCCTCATGTCTGTGCTTCAAGGCGTGGCCGCTGCTGAAGCCTTTCGAGGCAGTGTCAGTGGTGTTGTTAACTATGACACTAATGCCGATGCGGTTAACACAGGTTTCTTTGTGGACGTTAACGCTGCTGGTACCTTTGGTGCTACTGCTACTGGCGCTGGTGACCAACGTCGTCTTTTTGACTCTACTGGTATTGGCGCTGCTCGTGGTGAACGACTGTTTAAAGCTATTGGTATGGCCTTCAAGGACAACGAGCCTGACTACATGTACATGGTTACTTCTCCTGAAACCATTGCTGAACTCCGAGCTGCTAACCTCGTTGAAGACACAAAGGTCACAGATGGTCAGCTAGAGTTCTCTACACTGTTTGAGGGTAAGTTCCGACTTCTTCCTACTCGTCAAAACCAAATGGCTTCGGGCCTGACTGCTGGTCGTGTAAACGCCCGTTCGACTAAGTGTACCTTCCTCTTGAAGCCCGCTGCTGTGTCGTTCTCGCCCGTTGTGCCGCCTATGCCTGTCGAAATTGACCGTAAAGCTGCTTCCTTTGGTGGTTCGGGTTCTAACCAAGTTTGGTACCGTTGGGGCTACGTTATGCACCCTGAGGGTTATTCGTGGTCCGGTGCTGAGAACGCTTTTGCTTCTAACGCAAACCTCAGTGCCGCTGCCTCGTGGACTCGTAAGGTTGACTCGCTCAACTTGCCTATCCTTTCTATTTTCCACTCGTAATAAAAGGAGTAGTGCAACATGGCACTAGTTGTAGGTATCAATACCTACGTAACAGCAGTGGAAGCAGGGTTATACTTTGCTTCTACACCTGATGTAGCAGTCTGGACTAGCTTGAGCCTAGAGCTTAAAGAAGCCTTTTTGATTACAGCAACCCGTTACGTAGACAACAGACCTTGGATTGGTAGTGTTGTTAGCCCTACTCAAACTCTCAGTTGGCCTCGGACTAACGCTAACTACTATGACGACAGGTTGGGAATCGTTGTTTACACTTCCACAACAACAATTCCTGAAAAAGTTAAAGAAGCAGTGCTAGAACAAACCCTTTACAACATTAAGAACAAAGACGTGCTTGAAGCTACAGGCCAAACCTTTGAGTCTATCAGTATTGGTACTATCTCGCTTTCTGACTCTAACTCAAGAAAAACAATCAATGCTACTGCGCCTAAAACAAGGAAGCTCCTTAAAGGGCTTGAACGTGCCGGAACAGACAGTAAACTTTGGTGGAGGGCTTGGTAAATGAGCCTTCAAAACACAATTTCAAAAGCGGTTGATACGGCCTTTCTAAGTGTAGGTAACTTGAAAACCAAAGCGGTAGTAACTCAAAGAAACGTTTCTGGTTGGGACGTTGCTCTAGGGCAACCTATTGAAAACCCTCAAACCACTACTGTAGAGGTTATAGTACTGAGTAAAACCACTTCTGACAAGGGTGTAGTCACTGCAGACTTGCTTTTCAAAGCATCACAGTTGACAGTAGACTTGAGTTCAGTCTTCACTATTGGTGGAGAAGTTTTTCGAATTATTCCTCCTGTTGAAAACAATGGTTTTGTTGTTCAACTCAAAGCAAAAAAGGAGCAGTAATTGGATAGGTTTCTTGCTATAACTGCAGACGTTAGAACCGCACTTACTACCTCAACCCTAGAAGTTTACCCAGAAGACTATACAGGGAATGTTACAAACGAAAAGCACTTTGCCAGATATTCCTTATTGCTGCCTAGCTCTTCTTCTTATAACTTTAGTGGAGACCCTTTTACAAGTGGCATGCTTATGGTTAGACTATTTTCAGAAAAAGGTTATGCTGGTAAGGTGTGCTATGAAGATGCTGTAAAGCTTAACCTGGCTTTGGAAAACAAAGTCTTTACCAACAACACAAAGTTTGGTAAAGCTATGCTCTCCGGAGTTAATCCTGACACAGAAAATGAAGCCCTTGTGATGATGGTGTACAGCATACCACTTACTCACTACAAATAAGGAGACAGTCTTAATGACTCACATTACTTCCCTAGACACAAGTATGTTTAGTTACCTCGATATTTTCGCTGGTCCACTTACTGCTTTTCCCGCAAACCCACTTACGGCTGACTTCGCTGCACTTTTCGTAGGTGCCACTGCTACTGTAGGTACCAACGTTCTTCGACTCCCTTCTATTCGAGAGTTCCCAGCTATAGGCAGCCCTGCAAACATTGCCAACGTTCCTGTTTTTGGACAACTCCAAAGTTCTCAGGTTTCGGGTCAAGTTGATGCACCTGCTATGGACTTTACTGTCAACTACATTGCAACCAGCATGCTTCCGTTTGAGGCTATTAAACGTCGGCGCGTTGTGTTCCGCTACATGATGGCTGACAGACCTATTACTCCTGCTCAGAGTGTGCTTGTTCCTTTACCTGCTGAGAACACGATTTACTACTATGTTGGACGAATTGAGTCTATTCAAGTTACACCTTCACTTACTGACGCTACTACAGCAATCGTGAGTACTTCTAGTCAAGGTGACTTCAATGGACCTTCGACACTAGCAACGATTCCGTAATAGGTAACGTTAAAGAGAGAGGGGAGAAATCCCCTTTCTTACTTTGAGAGGTAACTATGAGAAAAGATAAGTTTTGTGGTAAAGTTGTAATGAGCTTTACCTTCCTGCACATGATCAGAGCTATTGACATCAGCCTTCGCAAAACAGTTGAAAAACTGAGCATTGTTGAAGAGGGTCCGGAAGGAACTGAGGTCTTGAAGACTCTATCAAAGTTGAACAGTATAAGGCGTTCACACGTCAAATTTATGGAAAGCAACCCAGAGTTGTTTGACAAAAACATTAAAGGTATTAAAGTATGAAAAAGATTAAATCTAAAGTCACTTCTAAAGAAACCACTCTTGATGGTGAAAAAGTAAAAATTATCAAGCTTACAATGAAGCGTCTAAAAGCTATTCAACGAGAAATTCGTGAACTTAAAGAAGAAGACGAAGACTATCAGATGAAGAGTATTCACATCACACTTCGTAACAGTGTTGTTGATGCTGAAGACATGACTGATGAGGACTTTGAAGAGTTTAATCCGGGCGACCTTGCTAAACTTGCCAGTGAAGTTATGACTTACGCAGGAGTTGATGTAGAGTCCGTTGAGGATAAGGAGCTGGGAAACTCTCAGGTGAAGAAAGACTAAAGCTATTCCTTTGTCTTAAGCTTGGTAGAACCTTAGAAGAACTAGAAGAAAGCCTTACTTGTGAAGAGTGGCTTCTTTGGGTAAGGTACTTTAACGAAAATCCACCCGGTTGGGAAGAAGACTATCGTTCTGGTGTTTTGCTGCAAGCTATTTCAGGTTCTTTAGGCGGTAAGTCCATTGACATGTCCGAGTTCTTTCCTTCACTAAAAATAGTGTTCAATCAAAAGTCAAAAATTGAAGAACTAGATAGAATTATGCCCAAGGGGGTACTCTTGGCCTTCATGAAGAACGCTAAAAATGGTGATGACTCTGGTTGGGATTTTGATAAGCTATTGGAGGAAAATAAACTTGGTAGTAAGTCTTAAAGTAATAAACTGGGCAGCTGCTATGAAGGACCTTGAAAAAGAGGTTTTCAGAATTGCAAGTGACGACCTAGAGTTTAAAGTTCGTTTTGCTACTGACACTCTCAGAAAAGTAACACCTGTTGATACAGGTAACGCAAGGTCTAGCTGGGAAAATGAAATCCTATTTAAGGACGGGGCTGTTGATGAAGCAGAGATTACGAGTGATGCAGACTACATGGTTTTTCTAAACGATGGTAGTTCTAGGCAAGCACCTGCTTTCTTTATTGAACAAGTTTTGATGACTATAGGTGTAATAACCTCTTAACGCTATAGTGCCCTTAGTAGTAAAGACTGTAAACACAGTACAACTATTGAGGGCAAAACTTTCAAAAAGGAGAACAATATGCTAGGTAGTGGAGCTGGTACTACAAAAGGCGTTACTATTAAGGTAAGAGCAGACACCTATAACGCTGAAAAAAACATGGCCCAACTTACAAGGTCAGTTAAAAACATTGATAACCAAGTTTCTAGGCTAGGTAAGTCTGTAAAGATTGCTGCAATTGCCTTTGCTGGTTTTGTTGCAGTAAATGGTTTTCTAAAAGGTGTTGCTAAGACTACTGACTCTATGGTTAACCTCGAAAACAGGCTTGCTCTTGTAGTAGGTCGTGGAAAAGAGCTTAACCAAACCTTTGAGGTACTTAGAAAGATTTCTGCTAAAACGGGTTCTTCTGTTAAGTCTTCAGCAGACATTTACAGTCGTTTTGGTATTGCATTGAAGAGTGCTAACGTAGAGTCTGAAGACCTTTACAAGATTACTGAAACCCTGCAAAAGTCAGTTTCCCTGTCTGGTGCAGACGCAGTGGGTGCAGAAGCGGCTCTTATGCAGCTTGGTCAGGCCATGTCTTCTGGTGTGTTCCGTGGTGAAGAATTTAACTCAGTTAACGAACAACTTGGTCGTGTTATGGAGTCTCTTTCTATTCAGCTAGGTAAAACTAGAGGTGAGCTTAGAGCTATGGCTGAGGCTGGAGAACTTACTAGCGACGTAGTTTTTGCAGCACTCCTTGCTGACGCTGAAAACGTTAACAAAGAATTTGAAACACTTAACTTTACCACTGCAAAACTTGCTCAGGTCTTTCGTGACGAGCTTACACTAGCTATATCAAAGGTAGACAAAGCTTTTGGTATTTCAGAAAGCATTAAGAAAAAGCTAGGCTCTATGACTAAGGCTGTTCAGTTTTTTAATGATAACTTTGAAGGTATTGTTCTTAGAATTAAGCTTTCTGTAAATGCAATAAAGCAGTTGTTTGCGGGTATGTCTTCAAGCGTTCAAAACTACCTTCGTAAAACTTTCGGTGGAGACCGTTGGGATGCTGCCTTTTCTGGCCTTGGAAAAGCCCTAGCAAAAATACAAAGCTTTATTGCTAGCGTAATTGGCTTTTTTAAAGATGCTTGGCATCAAATTGTTGGCAACTCTTACTGGCCTGAAATTTTTTATGAAGGTGCTAGAGCTATAGCTGGTCCTAACACTATTGCAGCTATTAATAAAGTTATTGGTTGGGTTTACAACTTTGTTACTAATATAAAGCAAAGTTTTTCTAAACTTAATAACTCAGCTACAGGTCTTTGGGAAGAAACTATAAAGAAAATTGAAAGCTTAGACCTTAAAACTTCTCTTGATCAAATTAGTATACCGCAAGCTTTTAAAGAGTGGATAAGTAGCCAAACAGACACAGCTATAGCTGCCGTAGCTTTAGGTTTAGGTTTAGTATTTCGTTTTGGTATTAGAAGAGCTTTTCTTGGCGCTGTTGCTTTAGCTCTTGCTCCTGAAATACTTAACTCCGGTATTTTCCAAAGTACACTGTTTACACTTGGTAAAGGTATTGGAACGGCAATAAACGAGTTGTTTACAGGTGATGGCGAATTTGGTGAAAGACTCATACAAGGTATTAAAGACTCTCTTGCTTCTCTTGGTAGGGGTGTTTGGGAAGGTCTTTTTCCGGGTGCAGTAATAGAAGACTTTCAAGCTACTGTTGTAGGTACCCTTACTGGTGGCGCACTTGGGGCACTGCTTTTTGCAGGACTTGGAAGAGCAATTTTTGGTTTACTTGCTGCTTTTGCTAGATCAATAATTGTAATGTTAGGAACATACTTATTGGCGGCAGCTATAGCAAACCCTATTGGTGCAATAATTACTGTTATTATAGCAGGGTCCTTTGCTATGGAGGCTTTTGACCTAGATAGAATAATAGGTGACTTTGTAGGTAATATTTTTGCTACTATGGTAAGTTGGCTTGGCCTTGGTTCAGGTGGTCAGCTACTAGTTAAAAATGCCATTAGTGGTATGATAGTAATTGCCTTGTCTCCTTTTAAATTTGTAGGTAAAATTATAAAAGCTATATTTTCTTCTGAGTATTCTATTGCTGATGCTTTTAGGGATAGTGGTCAAGAAATAGTGGAAGCTGTTAATGAGATTATTGATTTAATTACAGCTCCCTTTGAAGTATTTTTTACTTGGATTGGAACTAAATTTTCTGAAATAGGAAAGTCTATAAGAGATGCTTTTTCAGGATTAGGTGGAATTAGCGATTCAGGACCGAAAAAACCATCAGTTGATTTACTTCCAGTTGAAGAAAGATTTCTTAACGAAACAAGACCTAAGCTTAAAGCAGCGGGGGGCTTTATTTCTGGACCCGGTACGGCCACTTCTGATAGTATACCAGCTATGCTTTCTAATGGAGAGTACGTTGTTAAAGGTGCTGCTGTAGATAAGTACGGCATTAACTTCCTTGACAAAGTTAACCAAGGTATGCTACCTAAGTTTGCTACTGGTGGTTACGTTGGTGGTGAGTCAGAAAGACTTCAGGGTAAATTGGCTTCACTAGAAGCTAAACGTAACAGGATTATTATAAGTAACAAACTCAATAAAATTGATGATCCGGGTTACATTGTTGAGTCTACTAGTTCTATAGAAGACAGTATCCGTTCTGTAGGCGAAAGAATAAACCAACTGAGTACTGACCAAGTTAATAACAGCGATGAACAAGAAACGGGTTCTGTTCAGAGTATGACTTCCTCAAGGAGCGTTAGTGATAAAGTTAAGGAACTTACAGGAAAAGGTAGCCTTCCTTCTTCGCTAACTGGTACTATTGAAAAGGTCATGGCAGCACTAGATGAACTTGGTATAGACTCTTCTCTTGCGTTAAAGGGTCCAGAAGCAATAAAAGAAGGTCTAAAGCTTCTTGAGCTTCAAAAGCAGCTTAACGCCCTGAGTGTTAGTGATGTAAACGCTGTTAAAGCAAAGACTGAGGAAATTAGAAAACAGCAAGAGCTTATAGACAAAACGCTACAAGGAAAAGAAGGCAACAGTATGAAAGAAGGCTTTTCTTCAAGCCTTTCTTCTGGTATAAGTGACTTCTTAAAAGGTGGTAGTCTTAAAGACCTGTTTACTGGGTTGCTTGATAACATTACATCTAACATTATTGATAATTTTTCTCAAGGGCTTACAGACTCTATAATGGACTCAAAGCTTTTTAAAGGAATTTTTGACAATTTCCTCAATCCAGATAACTTTAAAAAACTTGGTAAAAGTGTAGGTGGTATTTTTAAAGAAGTTGGTAGCGATCCCAAAACTTTTGAACCTATGAAAGGTGGACTTACTAAAATGTTTTCTGGCGTAGGTAACTTTTTTAAGTCTATTTTTGGTTCTATTTTTGGTGGACTTGGTAAAGGTGCTGGCGTCAAGAAGCTCGCCTCTGGTGGTGTTGTACCAAACATTCCCGGTTCACAAGTTGGTAAAGACTCTGTGCCAGCTATGCTTATGCCCGGTGAGAGGGTTCTTTCTAAGAGTGACATTAGTAGTGGTACAAGGGGTGCTGGTTCTAACAGGACTACTACCGCTTCCTTTAACATTAACGTTACTGGTGATGTCTCTTCTCAAACTCGTAGAGAGATTATGGAAATGATCCCTCAAATTGCTCGTGGAGTAAACGCTGACAATCACGAGTCTAACTTTAGCTATAGGTAAGCCCGTTCAAAGGAGTTGAGAACATGAAAAAATGGAAAGAGTTGTTTGATCGGAAGGGAGGTGATCTATTCTGGAAGGTCTCAAAAGGACGTTCCGCTGCTGGTTCTATAGCTGGTACAGACCATGGTGATGGTTATAAGACAGTGAGGATCGATGGTAAAGCTGTTTACGTTCACCGCATTATCAAAGAAATGACCACTGGAAAGGCTGTAGTAGGTGACGTAGATCACAAGGACCGCGACCGAAAAAATAACGACCCAAAAAATCTGAAAGTTGTGTCTAGGTCAGACAACAACCGTAACAGGTCTAGTTGGGCTAAAGCTAAATAAACCTTAGGCTACCCTCGTTTGGGTAGTCTTTTTTATCAAAAACGACCACAAAAAAGTGAGAAAACTAAGGCATCTATAATAGAAAGAATCCTTTAGGGGAAGAAATCTAACGGGAATAATCCCAAGTAGGCAAGGAGCCAAAAGCTATGCGCAACTTTCTCAGCCGTGTCAAGAATGTGGTAAGCATTCACTTGAACGCGCTTTTCTGGTATTCCAAATACTTGGAGTACTATTCTGAGGCCAAAAGGCTTTACGACGAGCTGGAAGTTGAACAGGAAACTGTTTACTACTGGGAAAACAATGCCGGGTGTCTTGCTGACCAGCTCAAGTGGTCTCAAGATGATGTTATACATCTGCGGGAGGGTAACACCCAGACCGAAGACTTTAACTCTCACCTGCAAGAGGAACTTGCGCGTATCACGAAGGAACTCTCCGACACAGAGAGGTTTCTCCTTGAGGCGATAGACGGCAAACGTCAGCTAAGCCTTAGCAACTGGAGAGCATACCAGATGTGCTGCGGTCACTAACACTGTTCGAACACCTGAGTAGGTGTATAAACTGCTCAACTTCTTAAACACTGGCAAGGAGCCAAAACTATGAACTTACTGCAAAATCAATTGGGAGTTCCCTCCTTGGAAACTTTTGAAGAGTACCGTCTAGCCAACTCACCTCTCAGGTACGGTCAGGCTTTTTGCAACTACTACAAGCTAAATGACCCGAGCCTTTTCTATGAGACTGATGATAGTAAAGCAAGGGTTAAGGCGACTAAGTACGTGGTTTACTATCAACTTCCCCTCGCGTATAACACGGAGGTAACGTAATGTCTTGCTGCAGTGAAAGGGGCTGTTCTGCTGAAGAAGTTGTAGGAAACTGCCCCGATTGTGATGAACCCGTAGACAAGGATGGTAACGCAGCTGACAGTTGCTCTTTCTCTCCTGTCTGTTGTGAAACCTGTGGTCGGAGTCCTTGTGACCAATCTTGTTAGGAGTATAATTGCCTTGTGGAAAATTAGCTATGAGCCGGACTCCCCAAAAAAGGTCCCGGTCATAACAGTAGTAGAAAACTAAAACCTTATCCCTCTAGGAGGTAGATTTGGAAGAAGTCTTAATAAATGTTTTGTTGGGCCTGTTTTGCAGGCTCATTGTCGTAAACCTTATAATTATGAAAGTGTCAGGTGGAAAAGTTGTAATTGTACACCCCGCTCTCATAGTTATAACTTCTATCCCTTTACTCTTGACTGGTTCTGCCTCTGTGATCCCCTTCGTACTAGGTTTGTGGGTCATGGACGTTGTTATCTTTTTTGGTAAAGCAGAAGAAGAAAAACAGAAAGAAGCTAAACTAATGAAAAATAAGAAAGAACGAGGTAAGTAATAGTGGCGGTAGGTTTGTCTATTATTTTTGGTGTTGTTTACGCAAAGTACTTCCACTCGAAGGTTTGCAGTAAGCCTCTACTAATTGAAATAGGCTCCAAGTAGTACTACCCCACGAGGTTACTCCTTAAGAGTCTAAGTGCGTTGTAACTTTCAACAACCTACTCTAAGGTAGTTTAGCTGAGAAAAAGAGGTTAAGAGGGGCTTGCAGAAAGTTTCCCACTCTCCTCAGTTAGTTTGAAGAAGAAAAACACCATCCTGTTTCAGGGTTGTGAACAAAGGCAAGGAGCCACAAAATGAGCTATGATATCTACGTTGGAACTATGAGCCGCAACATGACTTCTAACGTTTCAAAAATGTGGGATAGGGCAATGCCTAATCTCAATTTGAGAGACATGAGTGGTCTGACTGCCAAAGAGTGCCTTCCGCACCTTGAAGCAGGAATGTTGGACATGGCACAAAACCGCCTCTCTTATGAGGATATGGCCCCTGAAAACGGTTGGGGAAGTCACGGCGGTGCGCTGTCAGTGTTGGTGGAAATGGCAGCAGCCTGCAGGGAAAATCCTGAGGCCATTGTTTCAGTCCACTGCTAAAAACCACTACTGGGCCTCACGGCCCGGTTTATTTTTCACAAAAACAAGCAGGGTCAAATGACAAAGCAAGAAGCTGAAGCTAAAATTAGAGATCTTTTTAATAAGATTTCCAACAAGGAAACCTGGGACGCCTCTGTAGACCAGTACTTCAATCAAATTCAAGAGCTGAGGAAAGTGCAATGAGCTGGGAAACAAAAACTGAGTATAAAGTCACGATTGAAATTTCGTTTGTAATTCCTGAACACGTTGTTAAAGACGTAAGGTATCATTACGAGAACCTTGGTAAAATTGCTGCAATCAGGTTTCTTCGTCTCTGGAGTAATGAAAACAGCAACAGTCACAACTTGTCTTCGAGAGACTCCATAGGTCTTGTTGATCACATGTGTGCGGGTCTTAAGGCTCACAGGTCTTAAGGATTGTATCGGCAAGTGATCCCCAGATCACAAACCCCATGCAATCCTGCAGGTGAAAAGGAAAAGCAATGCTCCCTGAACTCGTGCTAGTAATAGCAGCCTTAGTTGTCTTTGTTCTTGTTTGTTTAGATGAAACAAGCAACTAAGCTGTAAACTGAAACCTCCAACTTTGGAACAAGCAAATGCAAAAATCAACTGTGATCCGTCTTATGCGCGAACGTTTTAACCGAAACACCATCACTCGTTGGGGCCGCGATCGACCCGGTGGTTACGAAGCTACCAAGTTTTACCTTGATAAAAACCACGACCGCAAGACTCAGCGCCGCAACCACAAGGCTATGCTGCAAGAAGAACTTCGTTACCACGATGCCGACTTGCACGCAGATCACCTTGAAGCTGTTCAACAGGAGCTTGATGAGTGGTATGATGATAGCGGTTACTACTCTGATGAAAATCAGTACCTTTGGGATCATAACTCCTACGATGAAAACGACCGCTATGATCCAGAGCAAGAAGACGACAACGGTTGTTTCTACTACAAAGGTGGTTGTTTCTACTCCAACGGTGCCTCGGATTACTTTGGGGAAGTTCACCTACTTCGGTTTGGCCAATGACCCCTCTTTTGTGTCTGACTTTAGTAGTCTACTTTGAGGCTAGAGGTGAGTTAGCCCAAGACAACAGCGCTGGTTACGCCGTAGCTGAAGTTGTTATGAACAGGGTTGCCTCACCAAGGTTTCCTAATACGGTCTGTGAAGTTATCAAGCAGCACAGAGAGGGGAGTGGGCCGAGGTCCTGCCAGTTTTCCTTTTACTGTGATGGTCTGGTTGAGGAAATGAAAGAAGAGTCAGCAGCAAAAGAAAGTCGGTTAATTGCTGCTGACGTGCTAGCTGGAAGAAACCTCTTAGGCATAGAGGCTGATCACTACCACACTACCAGTGTTTCCCCTAGCTGGTCAACCTCAATGGAGTTAGTTGGAAAAGTAGGGTCTCACCTGTTCTATAAACAAAACTAAAATCCTAAACAGAGGAAAGCTCATGGATTTTTCAAGGCTTGTGACCGGACTGTTTAACTTTGCTGTTAAACCGGAAACTTTAGAACTTTTTCCCTTGCTAGAAACTCAACCAAGTTTCTACAACAAAGCCTTGCTTGGCAAAGGCCGTTACGCTAGTGTTTACGAAACTTTTTCAGAAAAACACGTTGTAAAGTTTTCTGAAAAACTATTCGACGATGGTTGGGTTTACTATGCTTTGCTTTGCTTAAGTAACCCTGAAAAAAACTTTTCTTTTATGCCTGTTATAGAAAAGTTGATAGTGAACTTTGAAGAAAACACTTACGTAGCTGTATTAGAAAAACTTAAAGAGTTTTCTTGTGGGGAAGATGCCCCTTATATTATAGGTAAACTAAATACTATTCCCTTACAACTCAGATCGTCTGACTCTTTAAATCAACAAGCGGGTTTAAAAAATCAACTGAGGTGCTTTGTAATTCAAATGTTAAAAGAAGACTATTATACAAAGTATATTTATTTTGATGCTCATTGCCTTAACTGGATGAAAAGAGATAATAACGAAATTGTGCTAACAGACCCTTTTTCTTACGGTGTCAGTTCTGAAGTTACAAGGGAAAAAATCATTAGCCTTTCTAAATCCAACCCAAACCGTGTAAAAATAGTAGGATAACTCAAATGACAAAGACAACAAACTCAAAGCTGTTCAAAGACCGTGATGCAGTGCGTCTTGAAAAAACCACAGCAAAGTGGATCATGGAAAACCGTCCAGCAGAAGGTTACAAGGGTTTCAAGGCTACAGCCAACTTTTTTGGTGAAGTAAAAACTATGAACATCGAGTGGAGCAACTGATGGAAAAACCAAAGTTCTATTGCAGGGTTATTTACCCTTATGTCAGCGAAGAATGGAAACCTGTTGTTTGTTACGTAGAAGGGAGAGTTGTTGTTGTGTCAGACATTGACGATGGTTTTCTTTGTTTAATTGATTTGCAACAATCAACTGTGGAGTTCAAAAGTGTCCACTAAAAAAAGCATTGCAAACAAGCTGTGGTCTTCGGGGTTTGTTAACCGTTACCACTCTCACGAGAGTCCTATTCTTCGCAACAGTCAGGACCTTACTGACGCTCACAGCAATCGAATGGTAAAGTTGCTCTTGTTTCTGTTTCCGGAAAGAGCAAAAAACTCCAAGCTAATTACTCACATTGTTATGCACGACGCAGGTGAGTTTCTTTCCGGTGATGGTCCTTACAGTGCAAAGATGGCAAACCCTGACCTAAGGCTTGCTCTTGACGTTATTGAAGACTTTCAGTTGGAAGAGTTTTACAGCTTCTTCAGTGAAGCAGAGGACAGGTTTCTTGATGAGGAAGACAAACCTGTTGTTAAGTTGCTTGACTTGTTGGATAGCTTTCTCTATCAAGCTGTTCATGACCCTGTTCGTACAAGCACGGAGTTTAGGCTCTACTCAGACATTTTGAGGCGCGCTTGTGTACTAAATGTTTTTGCGTCTGTAAACGGTTTGATTGGTAACGCCCTCTACGTGAACAACATCAAAATGAAAGAAGTTAAATGAACGGTGAAGTACGACTAAGCCCGCCCAATCGAGATGGTTTTTCTTCTTGGTCTGTTACAAGGACCTCAATGTTTACGGGCAAAGAGCAAACTATGGTTATGAGTTATAGAGACGCAGACTATAGCTCGTGGTGGGATGGTAGGTCGATTCAAAATGCCTTCCCCTACCTTTCGGCCAACAAACGTGAGTTTTTGAAAACAGGTGTCACTTCTGAAGAGTGGGATTCCGCTTTCTCAGTTACAGCAAAAGGAAAAAAGTGATGGATGAGTCAGTGCAAGTAGTAGACTTCCAACCTTTTAGCGCACCCCGTTTCCCTAATGTAAAGGGTGTAAAAGCTTATATTGGTAAGGACAAAAACAATGTTCTTTTTGAAGTGTCTTTAAACACCTTTGAAGACAGCCTCATGGTTTACGACAACAAAACGAATGATTGCGTTTTTTCGTGCTACAACGCAAGCTATAACAAGTTCAACGAAGTGGTTAACCTCTACCTGCGACTGGCAAGACTGCAAGTGTATTAAAAACAAGCCTCACCCTTCGGGGTGGGGCACCCCTGAAACTTTTTTTTTTCTCGCCTAAGGAAAAACCATGCAAGATACCTGCTATGAAGTCATCTTTGGTAACGGTTCTAGTGTCTTTGTTAACGAGGACCGTCTGGACGTTTTTCAAAGCCACCTAGACCCTAACGAGTACGAAGTCAAAGCTTCTAACAAGGTTCCTGACAACGTTGATGTTTATAACGCTGCCTTTAGTTCCTTGGTTGGTATTATGAACGCTAAAAGAGAGGAACCCTACCGAGAAACCTATATCAACGACTATCCTGAAGAGTTTTTTGAATACCTCTTTCCTAATACAAAAGATGAAACTTTCAACTGAGGAATAACCATGTATAAACTTACACAAAAAGCTTACGATCGTCTTATGGCCTCTGCCTACCTTATTGAAACACTTGGAGAGTGTAGTAGTGGTAGTACTTGCTACTACCGTCGAGGAACTAAGGTAGAAAAACCTTCAAGTCCGGGTTGCGTTGTAGGAAACCTCTTGCCAGATAGTTTGTTTGTCAGCGGAGGTGGCAGTATTCCTGATAACATTGTTCAGTCGGTTCCCAGGTTGTTTCACGACTATGTACAGGTGCGACCATACCTTACAGACTTTCCAATGGATCTTTTGAAGGAGCTACAAGACCTACACGATAATTATTCTTCTATCAAGGACTTTATCAAAGAAGACGTAGAAGTAGGAGAAGAAGAAAAGGAAAACCACTATGGAGTTTAAAGCTGGAGACTATGTTAAGTTTGTTTGGAATGGTATTCTCAACAAAGCTGTCAATAATATCCACGTAGTTGAACCTTGTGGTAATACTACAAGGGGTCTGTTTGGTAACAAGGATAAACGAGGTTTCGGTGCAGGTCATAAGTTTGAAAAACTTGAAGTAGGTTTTTTGAGGGAACTTAACCTTGCCGAGGGTGATGTAGTTGTTTGTGTTTCAAACTACCTAGAAACTGACGCTTGGTCTTTTGGAAAAGGTACAGAGTACCCAGTTGAAAAAAGCCTTCACCATGGTTTCACGGTTTGCCACGCGCCAGTTTTTGATAATAAGTACCCTATTACACAGCTCTTTGCTGTAACTTACCGTAAGCCTCGCTACGTCGCCTCTGTTGTTGCCGTAGAAGTAGAAACAAAAAAGGAAGAACTTAACTTGACTTTGCAGAAGAAGAAACTTGACCACAGTAACAGCCCTATCCCTTACAACGTTTCTGGTTGGGGTAATACTCAGTACGCTATTCCACTGGAAGATCACTTCCAAGTCTTTTTTGACTCAGTAACTTCTACCTTTGCTCAAGCTGCAAAGAAGTGGAAAGTTTGTACTACTACAGCTTGGAGTGTTTCTAAGAGTATTGGAATCCCCAGTGACAGTATTATTAAAACTGTTGGGGACTACGACAAGAACTTTCGAATGAGGGCTTGTATTATTTCTAACAAGCTTGGTGTAAGGAAAGCCTCAGAAATTATGGGCTGTTCGAAAAGCTCTATTTACTACTGGTTGAAAGCCTATAACATGACTAACTCTTATTTCAACCCACAATACTAGAATCTTTGCCCTGCCCTTCGGGGTGGGGCACCCCTCACTGATTTTTTTTTTTCAAGGAAGTTTAATGACTGCAGAAAAAATTCTAGAAGACCTTACTCAAGACCTGAGTTACAGGCTAGAAAAAATGGATGCAAGGAACGGAGCTTTCTGGCTAACTGAACAAAAAGAATTTTTAGCCGACTTCCTTATTCAGTTTTCCTACTCTCACGTACTACGCGCTATAGAAAGAAAAAGTACCTTAGTAGAAGTCTCTTCAAGTATTGGTAGAAGGCTCAGGCAAAAACTAAGACTAACCCAAGACAGTGTTTTAGAAATCCATGCTGGTTGGTTTATCCTAATATCCTTTATTGACCTTGACTTGGTTTCTTACACTAAAGAAAAAACTAAGGATGCTAACCAAAGGACTTCTAAACACCGTGCTTACGTTGTTGTTGCAAAAGACTGGGAAAAACTAAAGTCCCTACTAGACAGCGTAAAACATGAAAACTGTGACATGTTTCCGGTAAAGGAAGCCCCTGATCCTTGGTTGTTAGGTGATCCTTTCCACGGTTCTACAGGAACACCTGTTATCAAAAAAGCCTCTATTTCTCAGCTAAAGCCTTTTGAGAAGCCTACTAAAGAAATGGAAGTCTTAACAAGAACTTTGAACAGGCTTTCCTCTACTGGTTGGAGAATTAACAAAGCTATTTTTCCTGTTTACACTTACTTTCTAGATCACAAAGACACAGTTAAGGATAGCCCTTTTAAGTTCCATAAAGAGATTGATAAGCAAAAGAAAAAGTCTATGCTTATTGAAGTAGAAGCTATTCGTCGTCTTGCTGAAAAAAACCTTGACAACGCTTTTCACCACCTTTATAATTTTGACTTCCGGGGCAGGGTTTACCCAAACACAGCCTTTTTACATGAGCAAAGTAGTGACAATGCTAAGGGTATCCTTATACTAGACGAGCCTGTAGAGTTAGGCAGTACTGGTATGAAGTGGCTTTGGTATCACGCGGCTAACTCTTGGGGTGAAGA